TATTATTAAATCAATAATATTTAAAGCATATTTACTATTATTTTATTAAATGCCATGTGTGAAAATACAATATTATTACAAATACATATTGTACCCATCACATTGTTCCTTAAAATGGACTATTATGATAATCAATAGGAACTAATATTTTTTCATATTGTATTTTTATTTATTCATGTGATAGCAACTATGACATTGTACAAGATTGAAAAATAAGATTCGGTAGATTCTATGTTGTTCCACAACTTCATCATGGGCATAGTGATGGATCATGACCCCAAAAAATAAGATATAAAATTTGAATATTTAAGATCAAACTTGTTCAATATCAATATCAATATTAATTTATCATTGGTATGACAGACTTTGAGAGAGTATTAAGAAGTATTGAAAAATTATCAAATAAAATTTCTGCAATGGATGAAAGAATTGAAAAATTATCTGGTAAAGTATCTACAATTGAAGAAAAAATTAATAAAATTAGTAAAAATAGTATATCACTGGAAAGAGATATATTAAATAAAACTGAAAATGTGTGTGAACTGCTAGTCAGAATTGCAGATCGTATTACAAAAATTCGGACTGATTGGTACATTCGTGATAAATCATTGGAAGAATATCTTGAAAGTTTAAAATTTATCACTGCACCATAAAATTTATTCAGATTTTGTTTCTACAACCTCAACAGTGTCACCCTTTGTAACAACTTTAAGACTTGGTCTTGGTGCAACCTTTAATTTGGGAATAATTCTGCGCACTGGTCTTGGTGCAGCTGATGTTTTAACTGGTGTGGCGTCAATGACTGGTTCAGACTTGACAACTAGCACAGGTTCAACAACTGGAGCAGACTCAACAACTGGTTCAACAACTGGAGCAGATTCAACAACTGGTGCAGACTCAACAACTGGTGCAGACTCAACAACTGGTGCAGACTCAACAACTGGTTCAACAACTGGAGCAGATTCAACAACTGGTGCAGACTCAACAACTGGTGCAGACTCAACAACAGGGGCAGACTCAACAACTGGTTCAACTTCATGATGATTTAAAGCAAGCTCTGTAACAAATTGTGGAACGCGTCCTTTTGGAAGTCCTCTTATGGGTCTGTTCGATGGTTTAGTTCTGACCAAATGAACAACGGGTTCTACTGTTTCATGCTCGGCATGTTCAGCAACTGGTTCAACATGTTCTGCAGCTAATTCAACATGTTCAACAACTGGAATTGATTCAACTGCTGGTTCCTCGTGGGATTTGTCGGTTTTGCGTAATGCTACATGTTGGTGCACACGAATTAAGTTATTTCTATTTAGACTCATATATATATGTTCAATAAAAAAGATTATTTATTATATTGGTGTATACAATAATATTTTTTCGCGTTGCAATATTGTTACCTACTTGTGGACGATACATTTTAATATACTGAAGACAATTTGTTAAGCTCATAAATTGTCTTTTTATAGAATAATGATAGTACAACCAAGCAAGTAAAATAGATGCACTTCTATATTGGCCGGCTTTGCAATGTATTAAAATTTTTTTATTATTGTTTATAAGTATTTCATTTTGGATTGTTACTGATGCATGCATATAGGTGTTAACATCAGGTTCTGTTCCATCTATCACATTATAATGAACAGTAGGTATTCCACAGCTATCATACAAAAATTCATCACACATATTGATAATTAAACTGATTTTGTCTTTATTTTTTTTAATGTATCCGACCGATGGCAAACCTGATAAAATAATGGGTATGTCTGGAAATTCAGTGTACCAGTTATAATGTCTAAAATAGCTGATTATTTGTAAGATCCATAACAATGGCCACCTGATAAAAATATTAAAAAATCTCAATATACGATACGTCATTGTTTATACAGTTATGAGATAGAAAATCAATAATTATGGTACTGTCTACCATCCTATTTAGGTGAAAAAATTGAAATTGAAAATATGTATATTTCCTTATTGGTAAAAACAATACTATTTCATGTCGGAACCACAAACTGATACACAAAAGACTGTCACAACAATTGATGCAAGTCCTGGACCAATTCCTGGACCGATTGATGCACCAGTGCCTATTCGAGCAGCAGCAGTACCGGCTGCTGCAACAATGTTCGAGTATGAGTCATGTACACGTGCTCCATGTTTTGGCATTCGTTCAGATGTGCATATGGGTGATGGAACACGAAAATGTGTTAGCAAGATTTGCATTGGGGATGTTGTTGCAACAGAGACTGGAACAGCTACAGTGAAATATATTTTGATAACTCTGTGTGACAATGAATTGTGTGAGATAGTAACGTTGCCATCTGGACTATGTCTCACCCCATGGCATCCCGTAAAGTATCAAAATGAATGGATTTACCCAAATTTCATTAAGCGTCCCACCACTGCATATTGCCCCCGTGTATACAGTTTTGTATTAGATAAGGGTCACACTATGGTTGTCAGTGACACAGTTTGTATTACTCTTGGACACGGCATTACAGATGGAATTTTGAATCATCCATATTTTGGGACACACAAAGTAATTGATGATTTGGCTGTACTGGATGGGGGACGAGGGAAACCCATTACAATTTCATCTGTGTATATCAATCGTGATGAAACTGGTAAGGTTTGCTCCATCAAGCGACCATATGAATATACTTAAAAGCACCGTGAAAACACCTAAACATTAGACGATATAGTTGTATTAACAGATGATCTATTTACATAGACAATCTGTTAGCCGCTATAGTTAAAAAGAATAACACCAACCTTGTAAGTTGAAATCACTGGAGCATTACCAGTTAGCGGCAGCCTCTATAGTTTAGTAGAAAAATTGTTAGTTGCGAACTGACAGATCACGGAGCGTAACCGTGTAGAGGCACGACCCATTAGTTTAGTGGTAAAATTTCATGTTTGGAACATGGAGAGCCGGGTTCAATTCCTGGATGGGTCAGCTGATGTGGCGGAATTGTAAGACGCACTGGTTTGCTAAACCAGCAAGGGGAGACTCTTATACATGTTAGAATCATGTCATCAGCGTGTGATCATTTTATCCAATTGGACGGATTTCATAACTAGAAATTATGAGGGAATAAACTCCCATACAGGTTCGATTCCTGTTGATCACGTTAAAAAAGATTCATATTAGAGAAATCTAATGTGAATTAAGCGGTTATCGCATAATGGTTATTGCAACAGTCTTGAAAACTGTCGGGGCGTAAGTCCCATCTTCGTTCGACTCGAAGTAACCGCGCGACCCATTAGTTTAGTGGTAAAATTCCATGCTCGGACCATGGCGAGCCAGATTCAATTTCTGGATGGGTCATTAAAAATTTATATTTATTCATTGTTCATGAATAAATATAAAAATGTGTTCTTTCACTCCATTTTTCTGTAATACCCCATCTTTTGCATGAACTTTTTAATTTCCGGATCAGTTATTAACTTCTTTCCCCTGTAATGAAAGTCACGTAACTTTTCACAAGTCAATAGAGATGATGGTAATTTAGTTATAAAGTGTCCATCCATGCTTAAATGTGTCATAGTGACTAAATGTAAAAATATATTGTCTGGCAAACTGGTAAATGGATTTTTATATAGTTCAAGTTGTTGCAGCTTGATCAAAGATACAAATATGTTTTCCGGCAAACTATGCAATCTGTTGTTATGCATATATAATATTTGTAAATTAGTTAAATTGTCAAATATGTGATCCGGTAAACTAATTAGATGATTTCTGTTTAAATATAAATTTTTTAGATTTGTTAAATGGTCAAATATGTGATCTGGTAAACTAATTAGGTGATTTTCGTTTAAATATAATATTTGTAGATTTGTTAATGATCCAAAAATATTTTCCGGCAAACTAATTAGATGATTTTCGTTTAAACATAATATTTTTAGATTTGTTAATGATCTAAAAATATTTTCTGGTAAACTAGTCAATTCATTGCATTTAATATCAAGTGTTTCCAAACTGGTCAAATGAATGAATATCTTTTCTGGCAAACATATTAGTTTGTTGTTAGACATGTTCAATATTTCTAATTTGATTTGGTGAATAAATATATTTTCTGGCAAGAATGTGAGGTGATTATTATATAGATAAAACACCTTTAAATTTGGTACATTAGTAAAGATGTTTTCAGGCAATGTTAAAAGTTTGTTGTAATTTAAACTTAACACTTGCAAATTGGTCAGGGGAACACTTCCAAACATGCTATCTGGTAAAATAGTTAATTGGTTACTACAACACAACAATTGTTGTAGACTAACTAATGATGCAAATATATTATCCGGTAAACTATCTAGTTTGTTACCAGATATGTTTAAATTTTGTAAATTTATTAGGGGTGCAAATATGTCTTTTGACAAGCTCTCTAGTTTGTTACCGAATATGTCTAAATCTTGTAAATTAACTAATGATGCAAATATATTATCCGGTAAACTATCTAGTTTGTTACTAGATATGTTTAAATTTTGTAAATTTATTAGGGGTGCAAATATGTCTTTTGACAAGCTCTCTAGTTTGTTACCGGATATGTCTAAATCTTGTAAATTAACTAATGATCCAAATATGTTTTCAGGTAAACTGTTTAAGTTGCCGTATCGCATAACTAATGATTTTAGGTTAACCAGTGATATAAATATATTTTCTGGTAAACTGATAAATTTATTTCTGTACATATCAAATGTTTTCAGATTCGATAGTGGCACAAAAATATTTTCTGGAAAAAAAGTTAGCTCAGTATTATGTATTTTTAGTGTTTGTAGATTAGCCATTGATGCAAATATTTTTTCGGGTAAACTTTCCTGTTTGATATGCTGTATGCACAAATTTTTTAGATTGATTAATGGATCAAAAACATTGTCATGTAAACAAATGGCTTGTTGGTTATCAATTTCTAGTGTCTGCAAATTAGACAAACCTGCAAATATATTTTCTGGAAAACTAATAATTTGTTGATTTTGTATTGTCAATGTTTTCAAATTGATTAGTGGGCTAAATATATTTCCTGGTAGAGTGGACAATTCCATGCCATATATATGTAAATTTTCCAATTTAGTCAATGATACAAATATATCTTCGGGCAAACTTGTCAATTTCAAACAATTTAGTTTTAAAGTTGTAGCATCCTTGGCACGTTTTATTTGTTTATTAACAAATGTCAACATAGATGTATGGTATATAACAATTTTATAGTATTTTCTATTATTTTTCCCCTTCAATTTTTTATAATTATTCTATTCTATTCTATTATGAGTTGTTTGAGTCTTAAACCGGTCAAAATAATAATCAATAAAGCAAAAACATTATTTACATTTAGATGCACAATTTGTGAACATGACAAAAAAGAAAAAATAGTATTACCATGCAATCACAATATATGTAAACAATGTGCAAAAATATTAGTTCAATCATATAGTGCGGATTGTGAATTATGTGGATCTGCATATAGGATTGTTATCAATAGGAATACTAAAATGATGCATGCCATTGATGTTGATTTTATTGGAATAATCACCCAGTAGAATAATGCAGATATAAGCAAATATAGTTAATAACATGAAACCTATAAAACATGTGAGCATAAAACGTAATTAGCATCGTTACTAGTCTCGAAAACTAGAGGAGAAATCCTGTGTCTGTGCAAATCAGACTGCACACGTGTTGATCATTTCTAACATCAGTTGATATGTTGAGCCTGTTGCTCATTGTCTCTTCCAACATCGGCTATTATGCTACTCGCATAATAGCCGCTGTTGCTCATTGTCTCTTCCAACATCGGCTATTATGCTACTCGCATAATAGCCGCTGTTGCTCATTGTCTCTCCCAACATCGGCTATTATGCTACTCGCATAATAGCCGCTGTAAGCTAATGGCAAACGTTTTGTTTCGTAATCAAAAAATCCCCGTTCGATTCGGGGCAGTGGCAGCCTTCATAGTTTAGTAGAAAAACGACTCGCTTCGAACGAGTTGATGTCGGAGCGTAACCGGCTGGAGGCATCGGTGATGAACTAATTTATAAAATTATTTCACTAATATACAGAATGAGTATATTAATGGAACAAAATTGGAAACTATTCAATGATATGAAAATTTATCAAATAAGAATATCAGACTGTTTACAACACTTCGATCGGATTAAAAAACTATACAATTTAGCAGATTATGCAAATAAAAATAGAAATGCACTATTTTTTGGAATATACAATATGAATGATTTTAGGGTAATACACGATCATAACAGTGTTAGATACATTTTATGGGGTGGATCGGATGCAGATGCCAGATTTGAATCCCCTTCAATCATTTTGAAAAAAATAAAAAACCTTAGAAATACATATCACTTTGCAATTTCTAAGAATGTTGAAATGAGGTTAACAGATCATAAAATTAAATGTACATTAATACCATTCAGTTTAACTGATCCCAAACTATTCAAACCAGTAAAACAAAAGGGAAACAAAATATATATTTACAACGGATATTCTAAAAATAGTGATCCTGTCATATATGAACATGATATGTGTAAAATGGTGGTGGATAAGTTACCTCAATTTGATTATATTTTAAGTAACACACTCAATGTTCCACATGAGCAAATGTCAGATGTATACAAACAATGTTTTATTGGATTAAGATTGACACAAAATGATGGAAATGCAAACACAGTGGCAGAAATGTTGAGCATGAATATACCAGTTATTCATAATGGAGATTTGGGTTCAATTAAATGGACAACTGTAGATGATGTAATAAATGTAATATTGACAGAATATGAAAAATGCACCCACATAATTTAATTATTTTTCATGATGAATTGTATAAAAATGAACAACAGTAAAATTTCATATAAAATAATAAAATATCAAAATGTTAATTGGTACAAAAAAGACAATAATATAATCATATTTCCTCTGCAAAATTGTGGAACACCAGGAATTGTGATCAATAAGGATCTTACGAAGGGATATTATACAGTAAATTTTGGATTGACACAAACAAGATTCAGAGATAAACGCATATTTTTTAATTATGGTGCAAAAGATAGTGATGAACAACGTTATAAAACTTTTTTATGTGTTGGAAAAAATGAAATTATGATTTATGCACCAGAATCAGGAATGTATGATTTTAATTTTTTAATGTCAAATCCAATAATCAGCTCATCATTTATTATTGGTGATTTGAATATTAAACCAATACAAAAAACAGGTGATCCATACTTTGTCACTAAAAATATTAATCAAATATGTTTACCAGACAAAATAAAACATCTTGCAACATATTTTGAGGAAAATTACTATTTGAAACCATATTCCAATGTCATAAATCCAGTCATATTTTTTAATGATCCTGATGATCAAAATATAATTACAAGACACAAGGGTGATTGTATACTAATTGATGTTGGGACTGATTTTGTACCTGACAAAAAGTGTGCCATTATTGATATTAATGATGTACCAAATTTAAGTAATGATGTATTGCAAACAATTAAGATAAATTATTTCAATATCACAAAAATAAAAAAATATGGATTGAATGAAGGTGTA